ACAAACAAACATTTACGGAGAAGCTATCGATAAATTTGTTAGCGAACCAGCCCTTCTAAACTGTCTAATCACTAGAGGAGATCAGTCCTGGTCTGCAGCTAATGGCTTCGGTCCGGATTTAGATAGAACAATCACATTTGCTTTTTTCTTAGAAGACTTAAAAGACCTGCAAATCCTTCCAGAAGTAGGCGATGTTATTTTTTGGTATGAAAATTACTATGAAGTAGATTCAGTAGTTGATAACCAATACTTTGTAGGTAAGATACCAGAATACTCCTACTCAGATGGACTAAATAATTACGGTTCTTCAATTAGTATAATTTGTTCAACTCACCTTATACCTGCTGATAAACTAGGTATAACTAAAGAAAGAATGTAATGGCAGATAAGATTAGAAAACCAGTACCAAAGAATCAGAGAGAGATTGCTATTTCTCAGCAGACTCCTATGATGGATGATCCTAATGCTGCTATTGTACCATTACCAGTCTTCCAGAATCCTACTAACCCGGCAACAGCTAAGAATTTTAGAGCAAATCAAATCTCTGTAAAAGGAGATACTGATAAGCCATACACAGTCGGTATTGAGGATATTGATGAAGCTGTTGTATATTATTTTAATAATGTAATTAAACCTCAAGTATACCAGAACGGTACCATGCTTCAAGTTCCTGTAATTTACGGAAACCCTGAAAGATGGAAAGCAGTTCAGAAAGATGGTTATTATAGAGATAAGAATGATAAGATTATGTGTCCTATCATTATGTTTAAGAACTCATCAGTAGAAAAAGACTTTACTGTTGCAAATAAATTAGATGCTAACAATCCTCTAAACTATGCAGTAGTAGGTCAAAAATACCAGAAAGGTGGAGCATACAGCAATTTCGACGTTTTAAATAATAGAAAACCTGTAATTAGCTACCAGGCAGTAGTAATTCCCGATTATGTTACTCTAAACTACGAATGTGTTATTTGGACTTACTACAGAGAGCAAATGAACAAAATCGTTGAAGCAATTAACTATGCTTCTGATGCTTACTGGGGTGATCCTAATAGATTTAAATTTAGAGCAAGGATTGATACCTATACTGACAACACTACAGTAAACCAGGGAGAAGAACGTTTAGTAAGAACTTCTTTTAATATTAAGTTAAGAGGGTATATCATCCCAGATGCAATCGCTAAAGATTTAACAGCAACTAAGAGGATTTTGTCTGCTGGAAAGGTTTCATTTAGTGTAGAAACCGAGTCTACATTCTAACAAATACTGCTAAACCTAGCGTATTCTATAAGCACTTTTTGAACACCTTCTTACTATTTATATTAGAACTATTAAATCAATCAAAACAAAATGGCAGAAACTTTAATATCCCCAGGGGTACTCGCTAGAGAAAACGATCAATCGTTTATCACCCAGCAACCAGTTACGGTGGGAGCAGCTATCATCGGACCTACAGTAAAAGGTCCTGTAGAAGTACCTACTATAGTTACATCCTATAGTCAGTACCAAAGTATTTTTGGTAGTACTTTTACAAGCGCTAGCAACGTATACACCTACTTCACTTCAATTGCAGCTTACAACTACTTCAATAACGGAGGAGAAACCTTGTTAGTAGCAAGAGTAGTATCCGGTTCTTTCAACCCTGCAACTTCACCTGTAAGTGGTTCTAACACTTCTGGTTCTGTAGTATTTGAAACTCTATCTGAAGGTGTCCTAATGAATAGCTCATCTTCTCTAGATTCAAACGGTGCTCTTGCAAGCGGAAGCATCGATAACATCAGATGGCAGATTGTTAACTCAAACACTTCTTCAGGTACTTTTGACTTGTTAGTAAGAAGAGGAGATGATACTACTAACTCACCTATCGTATTAGAAACTTGGACTAACTTGTCGTTAGATCCTATGACTACTAACTACGTAGCTAAAGTAATTGGTGATCAAACTTTCAACTATGCTAGTTCAGGTACTAGCTACTACTTGGAAATCACTGGATCTTATCCTGTAAAATCTAAGTACTTAAGAGTTAAGTCTGTACTATCACCAACTCCTGGATATTTTGATAATTCTGGAACTGCAAAAACTCAGTATACTGGCTACATTCCTGCAAATGGATCAGGTTCATTTACAGGTGCAACCGGTGATATCATGGGTAATGCTCAATACTACAATACAATTACAGACGGTAACAGAGCACAAGGTATTCCTAGCGGCAGCTACACTAACATGATTAACTTGTTGTCTAACATGGACGATTACAAGTTTAATCTTTTGTTGACTCCTGGATTGTTCAACTCATTACAAACTTCACAAGTAACTTCAATCATCTCTAATACTCAAAACAGAGGAGACAACTTATACGTACTTGATTTAGTACCTTACAACTCACAAGTTAGCACAGTAGTATCTCAAGCTGCTTCAAGAAACACTTCTTACGCTGCTTCTTACTGGCCTTGGGTACAAGTACTAGATCCAGATTCAGGTCAACAAGTTTGGGTTCCTGCTTCTACTTTGATGGGTGGAGTTTATGCATTCAACGATGCAGTTGCTGATCCTTGGTTTGCTCCTGCTGGTATCAACAGAGGTGGTCTAAGTCAAGTAATCAGACCAGAAAGAAAATTAGCTCAATCTGATAGAGATAGCTTATACAGCGGTAAGGTTAACCCCATCGCTTCTTTCCCCGGACAAGGTACAGTAGTATACGGACAAAAGACTTTGCAAACTAAAGCTTCTGCTTTGGATAGAGTAAACGTAAGAAGATTATTGATCGCTTTGAAATCTTACATCTCTCAAATAGCTAACAATTTAGTATTCGAACAGAATAGTGTTGCTACTAGAAATGCTTTCTTAGCACAAGTTAATCCTTACCTAGAGTCAGTTCAGCAAAGACAGGGACTTTACGCTTTCAAAGTAGTAATGGACGAATCAAACAACACAGCTGATGTAGTCGACAGAAACGAAATGGTTGGTCAAATTTACATTCAACCTACTAAGACTGCTGAATTCATCTACTTGGATTTCAACATTACTCCAACAGGAACTACATTCCCAGGATAATTTTAACTTAAGGCAATATTTATAAACAAATAGCAAAATGGCAATTTTAACAGCAGACGAAATTTTCTTCACCGCGTTTGAACCCAAAGTACAGAATAGATTTATTATGTACGTTGATGGTATTCCAGCTTACATCATCAAAGGAGTAAATGGATTAGGATTCGAACAAGGCGAGATTGTATTGAACCATATTAACGTTTACCGTAAAGTAAAAGGTAAATTGAGATGGAATGATGTAACTTTGACATTATTTGATCCTATCACTCCTTCAGGAGCACAGGCAGTAATGGAATGGGTACGTCTTCACCACGAATCAGTAACTGGCCGTGATGGTTATTCAGATTTCTACAAAAAAGACGTAGTAATCGACATCGTAGGTCCTGTAGGTGATATCGTTTCTGAGTGGGTACTAAAAGGAGCTTTTGTTAAGACTGCTGAGTTTGGTGAATTAAACTTTGATAACGATTCAACAGCACAAAACATTTCCTTGACTTTGGGAATGGATTATTGTATCTTGAACTTCTAAGTAAGAATAATCTTAAAGAAAGAGCCCTCCTATTTATTAGAGAGGGCTTTTTTATTTATGAAACTCATAGAACTACTAAACGAACTCTATAATACGCCGCAGAGTATAAAGAACAAGCAAAAGGAACTAGAAGATCTCGGCTATACTAAAATCGGAGTAGGAGATAATGGCATTGTAATGCAAAAAAAATCCGACGTAAAGAAGCTCACTACGGATGTTGATGAGCTAGAACACGCTGAGAAACTTGTAAACCATTCTTTTTCATGCATTATCCCTATTTACAAAGTAGAAAGACTGCCCGGAGGTAGGACAGGTGTAATCGATATGACTGACGCCCAGCAGCTTACAGAAAAAGAGAGAAAAAAGATCCAAGATACTAAAGATGAAGTAAAGAAGTATTTAGAAGGTGAAGAAAAATTGATCCCAGAAGTAACAGAAGACTTAGCAAAGTTTATAAAAGAGTTAAAAAAAGCATTTGAACAAACAGATATCGATCCAGGCGACATTGATTGGAAAGAAGACAATATTATGAATTATAAAGGTAATTACGTTTTAGTAGACGTATAAAACCTAATTCATATATATTTATAATAGAACAGTTATAACAAATCAGTATATGTCCGAATTTAAATTCCCAACAGAGGTTATTGATCTTCCTTCAAAAGGATTACTTTACCCTAAAGATTCACCGCTTGCTTCCGGAAAGCTTCAAATGAAATACATGACAGCTAAGGAAGAAGACATTCTAACTAACCAAAACTACATTCAGAAAGGAATCGTAATTGATAAGCTTCTCCAGTCTTTGATTGTAGATAATATCGATTATAATCAATTAGTAACAGGAGATCAAAATGCTGTTATGATTGCAGCTCGTATTCTTGGTTACGGTAAAGATTACGAATTCACATACGGTGGAGAGAAGCAGGTAGTTGATTTGACTATGTTAGAGGATAAGCCTTTTGATGAATCTTTGATTACTCCCCATGTTAATGAATTTAAGTACACCTTGCCTTTCTCTAAAACAGAGATTACTTTTAAGATCTTAACTGTTGGTGATGAAGATAAGATTAGACAGGAACTAGCCGGTTTAAAGAAGATCAATAAAGATGCTTCTCCTGAATTATCAACCCGGTTAAAATACATCATCACCTCAGTCGGTGGAGTAAGAGAACCAGGAGCAATCAGATCTTTTGTTGACAATCAATTACTTGCAAGAGAATCTAAGGCATTGAGAGAGTACATTAGACAAGTTCAACCAGACATTGATCTAACAGTTAAAGTTAATTATAGCGGTGTTGAGGAGGACATTGCACTTCCTATTAATATCAGCTTTTTTTGGCCTGACGCTTGAGCATAGAAAGTTTATATTTGACCAAATACATCAAATAGTATTTAACGGTCAAGGAGGTTATTCATTTACAGAAGTTTATGAACTGCCTATACATCTTAGAAAGTACATCTTTCATCAAATGAAAGAACACTACGATAAACTTAATAAGCAAAACGAAAGCCCGGAAGATCTTGCTAAAAAGATTAAAGGAGGTCAAATCGAAGTACCGGATTACGCAAAAGGTAAAAAACTATCATACGGATAAGGGCATCTTAAAATCGATGCCTTTTCCTATTTATAATATATGGCACAGGATGTAAACCAGCTGCTAAGGCAGATAGAGGATTTAAAGCAACAGTATACAGCCCTTACTGCCAAGCCAGCAGCCTTATTTAATATCAGTAACGCACGGGAAGCCGAAGCAGCTATTGCTGCATTAACTGCCCAGATCGAAAAGGCTAAAAAAGATGCAGCCGAGCTTGATGCAGGTTTTGGAGGTATTTCTGAAACAGTTAGGAATATCGTCGCAGAACTTAAACAAGGGAATAAACCTATCAACTTAGCGACCTCAGCTTTTAGGAAGTTACAATCTTCAGCGGAGAAGTTAAAACTAGACCAGCAAGGTATAAACAAACTTACAAAAAAGCAGCTAGAAGAAGAACAGAAAAAACAAAAAATATACCAGCAAACCATTCGAGATCAAGCCACTCAAATAATGAAGGATAACTCTCTGTTAACTTTAAGCGGTGGAATGTTAGAGAATGCACTTGCTAGAAGGGTTGCTACAAAGCAAATGTCAGAAGCAGAAGCTGCCATAGTTAAAGCAGCTAAAGAAGGTTTTTTAATTTTTGACGAAACTAATCAACTCCTAGAACAAACTGTTAAGAGTAGAGAAAAAGAAGAAGCATCATTAGAAAGAAGTTTAGGAATCTCAGGGGCATTGCTAGGGATTATTGGAAAAATACCGTTCCTAGGAGATTCTGCCGCAAAAGCTTATGAGAGAATTAAAAAAGAATCAGAAGACACTTACGAAGCTACCGGTAAATTCCCAGGAGCCTTCCAAAACTTTAAGAAAGCTATTGTAGAAACAGGTAAAATCTTATTGGAAAAAATAAAAGACCCCATGGTTTTCGTAGGAGGTCTGGTAACTATTCTAATTAAGGGATTTAATAAATTTGATCAAGCAGTAGTTGGAGTTCAAAAAAGGCTCGCTCTATCTAAAGAAGAAGCTGGAGGGCTAGTAAGAGAGTTTACAACTTTTAATACCCTATTAAGCAGTGCGGACTTACTTAAATCTGTTGGAGCAATTCAAGATAAGTTAGGATCTGTAGGTAAAGTAAGTAGAGATACTGCAGAAACTTTTGCTAGGTTAAATACTTATGTAGGATTGTCCGAAGAAGGAGCAGCTGGACTTGCAGCCCAAGCTGATGCTTTTGGTAAGAATGCTTCTGAAGTATATAAAACATCTATAGCTACCACTGCACAAATTGGTAAGCAGTATAAAACCAATATAAACCAAAAAGCAGTCTTAGAAGCTGTTGGTAAAGCATCAGCTTATACTTTAGTTCAATTTAAAGGATCTACTGAAGCATTAACAGAGGGTGTAGCAAAAGCAAGTGCTTTAGGTATCTCTTTAGAAACAGTAAATAAATCTGCCCAAGGATTACTAAACTTCCAGCAATCTATTGAGGACGAGTTAGCAGCCGAAGTATTATCAGGTAAACAATTAAACCTTGAACAAGCCCGTTATTATGCTTTAACTAACCAGCAGTCGAAGTTAATGGATGAGTTGAACGGGCAAATCGGAACCTATAGTGATTTTACTAAACAGACAGTCTTTGCTCAAGAAGCACAAGCAAAAGCTTTAGGTATGAGCACTACAGAACTTTCTGATATGCTATTCAAGCAGGAGTACATGAAAAATACTGCTCAAGAACAAGCAACAACAGAAGCTGATATTATACAAAAGAGAATAGAAAGCCTTACCCTGCAAGAAAAACTCCAGAAAGCCACGGAGAAGATATCAGAAACATTTGCCAACTTTGTAGCAGGGCCTTTAGGAACATTCTTAACTGATATAAAAACCATATCGGCAATCGTTGGATTTATGATAGGG